TGCCTGAGTTAAATCCAATTTATCATCAAGTCTCTTGAGCAACTCCTTTGCCAGGAAACCTGGATCGATTCCAGGGATCTGGAGTAGGAATGGAACAATCCGCTCAATATTCCGTAATTCTGCTGCCTTGTTCGGCTTGCCTGTGGATCCTGCTTCAATCTCTAAATGGACCTCCTCCATGATCTGTAACCTCGTGAGGTCAGGCCACACTGCACCTGGTCCCACGATGCGCTTCACCTCTTCGAGGCTCAACTCTGCCAGCAGCACCTGACCTGCTGCCCTTGTGATATCACTCATGAATGAATCCAACTCGTCCACCTGGGCTCCCAATGCAGACATTCTGCTTTGTTCTGCAATCGATGTTTCTGTTGCGGTTGCCTTACTCAACTGCCCATAGTTTGCTTCCTGCTGACCCACAACCAACTGAACATCATCAAAAATCGTCTTTACTTCATACAAATTCGGATCAATTCCAATTGTTGCAACAGGTTGGATTACATCTGTAACCTTCTGTCCTGCTGCCAGGGCTTGCAACTCCAACAATGCATTTGCAGGATGAGATGCTAACTTGGCCTTATCCTCATCTTCCAACATCCCTGCAGGAGCTGCATATTTTGGTCTGTTTGCCCTCCGATGCTCCCTCAAACCTTGTCTGGATCGGTTGTATTCATGCTGCATCGGCATCAACAACCTTACATCACTTGGAGGATACAAATGATTCTTATGCTCCAATTCATTGAATAATAAAGAATAAATGGGCCAGAAGGTTTCCACCTTTACTGGAGGTGCTTGAGGCTCCATCAGAAAATCATGATGACCATCTGCAATGCAGTATTGTAATCCTGCTTGACGATCATAGATCTCCCAGACCTTCACCAAACCAGTGGGTTCATCCTCTCTGTTGCTATCCAGATAACTATTACGGAATGGATCATTGATATGACCCTTTTGACCTTTGATATTATAACTGGTGTAACCCTCTGAAATGTCTACATCATAAATCTCATAAACATCATCTGGAGTCATGTACATCTCATGGGCAATCCACTTGGCTCCCATAAACCCACGCAGCTGTCTGCACATCGGATCCACAATGATGCTGTCTGCATCTGGAAAATCAAAAAGCAAACCCTCCCGGATTGTGACCATCGGTTCTGAGTTCAATGCCTCAATACTCAAGAGTAACTCCTCCATCTCAGGATCATCCTTGTCGATCTCTCCTTTCTCTGCCTGAGTTGCAATCCGCCTCATGTGATCAAGCTGCCCCTGGAGATCACTGATCCGGGCTGCTACTTCAGGCTGCCGATCCACATCCCTCTGGAATCCGACTTTAACAAATCCTACTCCTGTTGTGATTACTCTACGGACCAACGCTTTCATCTGAGACTTGAAACTGGGCTCCTGCTCATTCATGTAATAATCAAACAGATGCTCCATTGTTTGAGCAGTGTTATCCAACATCTTGCGGTGATCCTGGACCTTCTCATAATCCTCAATGATTGCCCTCATTGACTGTGGAGCAGGAACTCCTGTCTGACGCTCTGCTCCAAGAGCTGCATATGCCATCTTTAAACTGTCCTCCTCCTGGTTCCAAACAGAATAATCCATCCGATCCCGTCTGTTTGCCATGGCTCGTGGATTCTTGGCATATAATGCTGCTGTCCGTGTCTGAACATGACGTTGAAGAATGTTTGCAACATAAAAACCCTCTGAATACTCCTTCTTGTCATATCCGCGCATTGTTGCATCCATGTCCTCCTTCATCTTCTTGAAGGCATCTTCATGGTATGCTTTTGCATTCTCTACACGCTCCTGAAGCTCTGTGACCAGAGCTTTCCTGCGATCCGTAGGTTCTGGTTTTTCTTCTTCTCCGGTTTCTAAAACCGTCATAGACATTTCTAACTCAGCCATCAGAATCCACCTGTTGTTTGAAGTGCATTATGTTTTTCTTGATGCGCGGATTCATATTTGAACCAAGCCCAGGTTCCTACCTTTGGTGCCTCTTCCTTTGGCTTATACCCGCCTGGGGAGGTTAACCGACCCAGACCCATACCAATCCACGCGATTGTGTCTACAAAATCATCATGACGGCTGTTAGGAAACTTCAAACACTCATCAACGGCTTTCATGGTCCAAGGACTGACCTTGGGAAACCATACCCGTTTCATTGCCATCCGACCCACTATCGACTGAGCCCTCTGGACTTTATTCTGGACTGGTGTCACTTCCTCAATCAAACAATGAGTCTTTGTCTCTCCCATCCTCTTACGTAAAAATGGACCAATTGCTTTTGAAATATGCCCACGCTCTGCCCACCAGATCAACGGTTTCCATTTCTGCATCAATGAAAGCATTGCCTTGACACACTTATCTGCTGGCTGCTTCTCCCACCAACAATCCAATAAATATATGTCTTCATCACGGTCTACTCCTACAATTAAACAACACGTTGAATCATGACGGGTCTTATCTGTTCCAACTGCATGATCGGATGCTGCATAAATCCTTAAATCCTTTGGAAGATCACGTTTATCATAATAAATAATGTTATCCCGCCTAAATAAATCCCCATCTTCCGGGCTAGGCTGCTGCTGATACAAGGATGCAAAACCCCGTGGATCCAATCTCTGCTGTGCATCCATGAAAGCCTTATCGAATCTCTCAGGCCAAAGCAGCTCCCCAGGTTCTCGTTTGAGTGGATCATCCTCTTCTGCAATTGCTGGTAAATTTATTATCTTCCATTTTGATGCCTCTTCCTCACTGTAATGAGGGTTCAAGGGATCTGTTAATCTGCCGACCAGGTCATCCTCATGCCACCTTGTTTGAACAATCACGATTGATGCAGAATGTGTCATCAAACGTGTCATCAAAACTTGCGTAAACCACTGCCACAACTGCTCCCTCACCGTTGGGCTGTTGGCCTCCATTGAGTCCTTGACAGGATCGTCTAATACAATGTAATCACCTCCTCTGCCTGTGATCGATCCGCCACGACCTACAAAAACTGCTAATCCTCCAGAGTTCGTCTGGATCCTGCCCTTCGAGGCTCCGCCTTTGCGGAAACCAAAACCTGGAAATACTTGCTTGTATGAAGGAGACTCCATGATTGATCTGCAATCTGCACCAAAATCTCCTGCAAACTCCTCATTATAACTACTGAATATGATGTTCCGGTAACCATCCTTCCCCAATAACCATGGTATGAACCTCCTGGCAATCATCTCCGACTTCCCATGCCTCGGTGGCAAGGTCACAATTAAACGGGGGAGATGCCCTCTTTCAACCTTTTCCAGAACTTTCGCAATTGCTCTATGATGTTTTGCATCCTTAAATATTGATAATGATAAATCATCCGGATCATCCGGATCTGGCATTGTGAACTGTATGAACTTTAATAAATCACTCCTGCATTCAATTGCATGTCTCTGACGCTTTGCTGCTGCAATCTGCCTCTCAAGATCACTCAGCTGTTTCGACTTAGTCGAGGACAAACCCCTCCAGGTATTTGCTTACACCCTTCTTTTTTGTTTTTACATCCATCCGGTTCTCACCCGTAATGTCATAAGAACAATGAATCCATCCGGAATTCGGTCCACCATTTTCAGGGTCATAATACTCCAGGATCAACTGCTTGAAGTGAAGATTGTCCTTGATCCATTCACCCAACTGAAGATTCGAAATCTCTTCTGAAATAACTTCAAAATCTGCTGCTGCTGCTGTTCCTGTTGTAGTTCCATCTCCTGCAATATGATCGCTCGTATCAGATCCTCCAATTGCTGCATTGACATCCTTGCACCTGAAACAACTCGTCACACGGATCTGACCAAATTCATCCCGGCAGGGCTGAAGTATCTTTGCTGTCAATACTGCAATGTTCATCAATGCCCTGGAATCCGGAGTGTTATCCATCCGGCAATCTGTACGCATCAACTCCTTTAAACTAAAATTCTTTGATACCTTCATGAAAGCCAATCAAGCATACTCTTCTTGTCATGAGACTTGTCCACATCAACTCCCTGGTCAAATGCATCCACCAGTTCCTTTGGAGCCTTCTTCAAATGCTCCTTCAAATGCTCCTTTGCAAAGTTTTGGACTGGATCTTCAACGATGTCCCATAAAAATTTAACTGCATATGTCATTACATGAGGAGGTATCATTATTAATCCTTTTGGTTGGGTGCAGTTATGTCTACACGTTGTTCAAGAATTGGGGATCCATCTTCATCACTCTTTGCCATATCGGATGACGAATCTCCAAAATAAAACCCACCAAGCTGTGACAGGATTACCGTCAGGGCTCCCACCATCACCTGCATGAGTGACGAAACCTTGTCATTTAATTCACCTTCATGGATGAATAGAAAATAAATCGTGCAGCTGTAAACTCCTAAAATAAGAATTGCCAACAAAAAACGGAACCTTGCCCTGGATAACTGGATCTTGTCGGTGACTGAAATCCCGTTCCCGTTCTTCTTCTGAACTGGAGGATCTGTTCGTGTTATCTTCTCAATTGTCTCTGCCATTATCTTTTTGCTGCAAATCTGTACTCAGTTAATAATTCCTTCATGGTATTCGTGTTACGATCTAATGCACTCTCTACCTTGCCGAAAACCTGGGTTGATGACTCTACTAAATTTATAAGTCTCTCATCATTCGATGTGTCCTTTGCCCACATCTCCTCCCTCTCCTTTTTCCCCAACTCTGACTGATATCGGATGAACCAAAATGCTGCGCCTATGATCACTGCAGGAAGACCAATCCGCTCTATCAATGAAACTATGATTTCTAAGTCCATAGGCAACTCGGCTCGTTGTGGTGGTTGACCGTATCTATACGCATAATCCGCTGGATTCATCTGTAAAAAATGTGACTATCAACCCGCAATACACGCTCCCTGACTCTGCTCCATCGAGGATCTACATAATCTGCATGATACCACAGGGCTCCTCCCACCAGCTGCGGGAGATACTCCCTGGTTGCCAACATCCAGGTTGCTAACTCCATAGCATTTCCCCAAGCCATGCGATCCACAGGGTCATCATTCCTACCATCACAATGCCAACTGAACTGGCAGCGATTACGAACAGGATGATCTCCCATGTATACCCCATCCTTGACAACTCCACAGACGTTGTCCGGGAACCGGGAGGATTCAATACGGTTGAATACCACCTGGGATACCGCAAATTGCGATAACCTGCTCTCAGATCTGGATTCGTGATAAATGTTGAGCGCAAGACACTCAATGTCTTCAACATCGATCCAATTCCTTACCCCACTCACTGATATCCAGACCAGCACTATACTGAATACCGCAAGAATCAACTTTAAGGATGCTATAAGCCACGTTTCAGGTTGTTTCAGAATTATGGTTTAGTAGGCCAAGTTATGTTATTGACATCGGTGTTATCCTGCGGTAGATCCCGAAGTTTCTTCCTATAGATTTGCATGTT